ACTATCGGCATTTCAGGTTCGCACGGTATTCAGCTCGCTTCAGTTAATGACACAGTCATAGACTTAGCAGCCGACTCCTTGTATTTCAAGGATGCAGATGGAAAGGTTAAGTCTGATACTATCGCTGATATCATGGGACTAGTTGCTGGTACTGTTACAGCCACTGGTATTGCAGACTCAAGCGGTGTCTTGTCTTTGGCAATTCACAGTTTGGACGCAGAAGTTATCGCTACAGGCGACAAGATTGCGTTCTCGGATGCTGGTGACAACGGTCTTCACTCTGAGACAGTTGATGACCTCTTCAAGATTGGTCCAGCTCTTGTTACAGAAGCTGCAGCAGATGTTGCTGATGACTACATTCTTTTCCTTGATGGCGGCGCAAGCGGCGAAGCAAAGAAAGAGAGTGTTTCAGATCTTGTCGGTTCATTGACAGGTGACGGATTGACAGCTACAAATGGCGTCATCGCAGTTGATGTTGTTGAAAAGCATTTCTTCAGCGCGTCTTCTAATACTGGTGCTGCTAGTGGTATGTCTACTAACCTCGTGACTGCATCTTTGAATGTTGGTTCGGAAGGTAACGTCTTGGCAGATTCACTTCAAGTATTCTTGAATGGTATGCTCCAGACAGTCTCCTCATCCGCGGGTCACACTTCAGCTACTGGAGTATTTGATTACGAGGTCTCTGGTGCATCCGGTTACGGAAGTACTACACCTACCGCGGTTGTACTTCAGGGTGCACTCGATGCTGACGACGTTCTCGTTGTTAGATACCTTAAAAAATAATTAATCTCACCTAACAAATCCCACCTAAGCCCGGTTTTTCCGGGCTTTTCCTTTTCTTGTGTCCGTTGGTGCAAAGAAAAACTAATTAATAAGTAAAATACTAGATTTTGTTCACACACTTGTGTGCTTCTTAAAGGAGAAATAAGCATGGCAGCACGTAAATTTAAGTTTGTCTCACCAGGAGTTTTCTTGAAAGAGATAGACAACTCTCAGATTCCAAAAGAACCAGGGGCCATAGGCCCTGTTGTTATTGGTAGAACCAGAAAGGGCCCAGCCCTTAAACCATTCAAAGTACAATCGTACTCAGATTTTGTCGAAATATTCGGATCCCCGATCGCCGGAGGTCAGGGTCAAGACGTGTATAGAGAAGGTAACGGCCTGTTGGCCAGCGCTCCAGCGCATTATGCCGCAAAGGCTTACTTCTCTGCTGACATATCTTCTCCGGTAACGGTAGTAAGATTGTTGGGTGTTGAGGGTGACGATGCAGGCGCCTCAGGTGAAGCGGGATGGCAAACAAACTCAGCTTATGGACTATTTGCTGCTGTTTCATCATCCACAGCCGTTGGTGCTCAGGCAGTAACTGCCAGTTTGGTTGGTGTTGTCTACAATACAGAAGCAGACACCAGTAATTTTGAGTTGGGACTGAAGGGTGTCGATGTATCCAACAACTCAACAACGGAACTGTTCACTACTGGTGCCCAGTCTGGATCATTTATTCTTCCTGACTCCAACAACAGATACACCTTTTATGTTAAGGATCACGCAAACGCGGCAAACACAAGGGAAATAAAGATCTCCTTTGAGAACGATAAAGATTTTATAAGAAGTGTTTTGAACACTAATCCTCTTTATAGTAACACTAACATCACTACGACTACACCTATCAACAGTAACAAATACTGGCTAGGTGAGACGTTTGAGAGAACTTTTCAAGAAGTCAAGACGGCAGCCGGCAACGGAAAGGTCGCTCTTGCACTTGCAAGACTTAATGATTCAACGGACACGGACATGAGTGATTTCACTCAAGAAATGGCCGCTGCTAGAACTGGTTGGGTGTTTCATCAGAACACTGAGTCTACGGGTTCCTATGATCCTGTAAACTTCCAGAAGCTCTTTAGACTTATTGCTCTTCATGAAGGTGAGGAGTCATCAAGAGATACTGTAATTTCGATAGAAGATATCAGAGTTCCTGCTGAAAACGCAGCAGACCCTTATGGGAGCTTTAGTGTTGTGGTCAGTCGACTATTCGGCGGTAGATTGGAAGTGGTTGAGTCATTTTCGAATTGCAACTTGAATCCAAATTCCCAAAACTACATCGCCAGAGTAATTGGCGATCAGTATTTGGACTGGAGCAGACAAGAAAAAAGAAACAAGCTTTACGGCAGCTATCCTAATCAGTCAAAATATATTAGAGTAGACATGAACCCTGACGTCGACGCATCAGGTCCAACCAACCCATCACATGTACCATTTGGCTTCTTCGGGCCAGTCGTACCAAAGATGCATCGTCAAGCGAGAGACGGGTCAGGTCAGATAGAACTTGGAGCAGCTAGCAACACATTCCTAGATCAGAAGGCTGTACTTCAGTGGTCCGGGTCTACAAATCAGGAATTGTGCGTGAAATGGTCAACCCTACCTCAGGTAGTATCCGCCTCACTTAGAGGTACTGATCATTTCGGTGCAGCAGTATACAAGGTTGACGGAAACGGAGATTTGAGTGATCAAATAGATTACGGATATGTAGATTATGTACGAGCATTACCTCAGACATTTAGCTCTGATGTGTCCACAGGCGAAATTGACTCGAACAGCGAATATGCATTCACTTTCAGTTTAGATGAAGTCTACATCAGCGGTTCAAATCTGTCCGATCCAGAAAGCGCAAGAATCAAAAAGGTTCACCTTTTGAGTGGTTCGCATGTTGGCATCGGATCTGTCGCAGGTATATCTGCAGTAACAGCTCAGGCCGCTTCAGCAAGTATAAATGCTGCAGGAGGTTTCGACGCTAGCGAACTCACGGGAAGCTTTACGCTCACTGACGCACAAGGAAGTGATGTAACTTTCGAATTCTTCACTGGTCAGGCATCTGACTCTGTCACTGGTGGAAACATAAAGGTGCAAAACAGCGCTAACGCAGCGACCTGTGAAGGCTTAATAAAGGATGCTATAAACAATTATGGACCACTGGGGTTTGGAACTCTTCAGATAACAGCGTCTATAATATCAAACGAAGTTCTAATAAAGAGCACCGTTTCGGGTTCTGCCGGCAGCACACAAATTGTAACATCGTCAAACTTCACGACTAATTTAGTAATCGAAGATGGTGAGTCTACAGCTTACCCTGCTTTTCCTGCTGCCGGCGCAAAAAATATCCAATTGAGTGGTGGTGTAGATGCTGTTGCAGCCGTTCCGGCTTCCCCAGAGTTCAGCTCATACACAGCACAATACTCCGCATCTCTACTTACAGAATTAGGGTTCGATAAGTTTAGAATGCCCTTGGCTGGTGGATTCGATGGTGTAGATATCACAGAAGCAGACCCATTCAATAATAGAGTGTTGCTCGGTAAAACCACTGCGACTTCTTACGCTTACGCTTCTGTAGACAGAGCAATAGAGCTTATTAGAGACCCAGAGGCTGTTGAGCACAACATCGCAGTAATGCCCGGTATCACAAATGATAACTTAACAACAAAGTTGGTTCGAACTTGTGAAGACAGGGCAGACTCTTTGGCAATCATTGATCTTAAGGACGTATATGTTCCGCCAAGTGAGCAGAAGTGTACTACTTTTGCGGACAGAATAAAGACTACACCACAGAAGGCTGCAAAGGCATTGACCTCTAGACAGCTTAACTCTTCTTACGGTGCGACTTATTACCCTTGGGTTAAGATCAAGGACGATGAGAACGACGCAGACGTATGGGTGCCGCCATCAGTTATTGCGCTTGGCGTCATGGCATACACAGAACAACGCGATGAAGTTTGGTTTGCTCCTGCAGGTTTCAACCGCGGTGGCTTAAATGAAGGTAACGCTGGCTTGCCAGTACTTCAGGCTTCCGAGCAACTGCTTTCAAAGCAGAGAGACGCTCTCTATGAGGCGAATATAAATCCGATAGCATCATTTGTTTCGGAAGGTATAGTCGTTTTTGGACAGAAGACCCTTCAGTCTACGCAGAGTGCACTTGACAGGATCAATGTCAGAAGATTGCTGATTTTCGTGAAGAAGGAAGTTTCCAGAATCTCGAATGCTCTTCTTTTTGACCAGAATCTTCAAGCAACGTGGAACCGGTTCCTTGGACAGGTTGTACCACTCTTGGAGAGCGTGAAGGCACGACTAGGGTTGGCGGATTTTAGAGTTATACTCGACGAAACGACAACGACACCAGATCTTATCGACAGAAATATCATGTACGCAAAGATCTTCTTGAAACCTGCTCGTGCAATTGAGTTTATCGCAGTTGATTTCGTTATTACAAACACGGGAGCATCTTTTGAGGATTAAAACACTTAAAAAATGCTTCTTCAACATATATAATATTAGGAGATAAAGTATTATGGCAGGATTTTGGAGCCAGGCTAGCTTAGAGCCAAAAAGACAGTTTAGATGGTTGATGTACTTTGCAAATATGCCGCAATTTATTGCGAAAAGCACAGCAAAGCCGAATTTTCAAGTGGGAGACTCAAAGCACGACTTTCTGAACTATGAGTTCCATTTTCCAGGAAAGGTAACCTGGCAGACTCTGCAATTTAAGATTGTAGACCCTGTTCAGCCAGATTCTACCTTGAGTCTCTACTCTATCCTTGGAGCAGCCGGCTATACTATACCCTCGGACTACTCTCAAGACAACCCAAGAACAATATCAAAGAAAGGCTTTGTAGATTCTTTGGGTGGACAGATAAAGATCCAACAGATAGGGGCAGGCTCAGGCGATCAGTCTGTGGCACCTCTTGAAACTTGGACCTTGAACAATCCATTCATCACTACTTGTAACTTTGGTAGCTTAGACTATGCACAGGATGGGACAGTTGATATCGATATAACTATCAGATATGACTGGGCCAGCTTAGAGTCTGCAGGGCAATCTTGGCCACAAAACAATTAATGAAAGAAGGATTTAATGTCTCGAAGAAACTCTAGAAGGCTGGGAAACCAGCCTCAAACACCAACCAAACCAACCCCCCCACAACCAAAACAAGCTGACAACCCTTTCGGGATGTCGTTTGTCGTGGGTAAAGAGGTGGTAAACCTTCCAAGTAAAGGAAAATACTACCTTGAAGACTCTTCACTTCACGGACACTCAACAGTTGAAATAAAGCACTTAACCGCTAAAGAAGAAGATGTCTTAGGAAACGAAGAATATATCAAGAACGGTACTGTTTTTGATAAGTTACTGAGAAGCATTCTCGTGGATAAATCAATAGATCCAGATGATTTTCTAGATGGTGACAAGTTGGCAGTCCTAGCTGCAGCCAGAATAACCGGATATGGACCAGAATATGAAACAAAGACAATCTGTGAAGCCTGTGGTAAGGAAACTGAATTTACCTTTGATCTAGAAAAGATGATTTCCGACACAACAGATCAAGAGATTCCTGACGGTGTGACCGAGGTTGATGGTATTTTTGAATTTAAGATATCTACCAAAGATCTAACAGTCGGAATAAGATTGATAAATGGTCATGACTCTCAATATTTGAGGGAGCAATCAGATAGAAGAGACAAGTTGAATGTTGAAGGTTCGGAAACAATAGATTACCTTAATCTTGTTGTAGACCACGTTAATGAAATAAGAGATACTGAACTTTTGTTGCAACTTTTTGAAGTTTTGCCATTAAAAGATATAAGAAAAATCAGAAAAGTTTATGCTAGCGTAATGCCAAATCCAAAGAAAATGCAATCATGTATTTGTAAAAACTGTGAAGCCTCAGTTGAAAGGGAGGTGCCCTTTACTATGGGCTGGTTTTGGCCTGACATCTCAGTATCTTGAAAAAGTTACTTATGAAGAGATCTTCCTCCTAAAGCACCACGGCAACTGGTCATTCATCGAAGCTTACAATTTGCCGATAAAATTAAGGTCTTGGTTTGTCGCAAGACTTATTAATGAACTAACTCCATCTGAATAATAATTAAAAAGCATCTATTTATAAATATAAGTGAGGATTTGCAGTGAACTTCGGATCAGAAGACAGAAAAGCTATTGTCGATGCGATAAAAGAAGGGTTTCGACAAGCCAACCGCGGTGGAAACCAGGACCGGTCAGGTCCGCGAACAGACCGTACAGTCGAACAAAGGGAAGCTGATAGAAAGCGCGCGAAGGAAGCCGAGGAAAAAGGCGCTAGCTTCACCGACTCGATTGCCAAAAAGCTCGGCGGTACACTCACCGGCGATTTGAAGAAGATGATAAACACCGAAATCCGGGAGGGTATAACTTTAGACCAGACCGATTTTAACGTTTTGTTCGACCCTCTCGCGCGCGTCATCGACCAATTTAGAAGCAAAAGAGAAGCAGATCAGGTATCCTTGAGGGCCTTTGGTGACACTTTAGCGAACGTAGGTGTAAGCGGTAATGATCTGGCGGCTGGTTTGCAGAATGCCATGGCAAGATCTGAGGAGCTTTACGGATCATCCCGCGCTGGCAAGCGAGTCTTCATGGATCTTGCCCAAAGTTTCGGAGGATTTATAGGGCTCACTAAGGACGGTCGCGACGAACTGGTCCAAACTGCTTTAGCTATGGATAAATTGGGCTTTGACACCAACGATGTATCTAAAGTTATGGATAACGCAACAAGGTCGATGGGAATGAGTTCCGACGAGGCCATGAAGACCACTGCTAACTTGGCCAATCTAAGAAAAGAATTCAACGTAAGTGCAAGCGAGATATCGAAAAACTTTATATTCGCACAAGAAAACCTATTATACAGCACAGACAGGGTGAACACTATCTTCACGCAACTTCAGAGGACTTCTAGGATAACTGGTGTTGACTTTAACAAGTTGGCCACCACCTTTGGAGATACCATGGATAGCTTCGAAGGTTCCGCCCAGAAGGCTGGTGGCCTCAATGCGCTCTTGGGGGGAAATATCTTTAACTCTCTAGAATTATTGGAGATGGATGAAGCTGAACGAATGAACACAATGATCGAGGGAATAAGAAGCAATGTAAATGTTACGTCCTTGGTATCTGACAAATTCAACTTAAAAGCTGTTGCAAAGCAGCTTGGATTAAGTCCGGCAGAAACTAGGAGGGTTTTATTGGGTGAAACTGGAGTCGCTGCAGCTTTGGATAAAGCACTTCCAGACAGTAAAACTGTTATGGAGAAGCAGCATGCCAATTTGGCTACATCGATCAACGACTTAAACGAGATATTTAAGAAAGGTAGCGGAAGAATAAATCAAGAACTTTTGGTAATGGCGAATAATATTTCTGATAGCACAGGCGTTTTGGTGAATACAAACCTCCTGAGATCAGCAGAAGCAATAGAAAAGATTCTAACACCAGCCAAGGCCGATGCGAATTTCTTGGCAGTCACCGCCGAACTCAACACAAGGAAAGAACAAGAAGCTGCTAATCGAAAAAGAAGGGCACAGCCCGTCGATCCAGCAAAGCCCATGGGTGATCAGCTTACTATTCAACCTTCGGACTCCAAAGTCGTCACCGGCGCCACCGTCGCTGCAAAGGCCGGCGTTTTGGACCCCGAGACTTTGGCAGCCGTCGGACTATTGACCGCCGCCGTGAGTAAATTAGAGAATACTATATCCACCAAGACAAGTGCTCCTGGTGGACTTAAAGTTGGAAAGCTTGAGCTTGACTTTTAACGAGGAGAATATGTTTTGACTGATAGAATGACATTTGAAGATATAGCGTACAGTAGAAACCATATTATAAGCTTTCTGCATGTCGGATCCGGTAGGGAAGTCAGTTTTCCCGCTTTTATTAGAACTTTCAGCGATAGTTATAACGTGAATTGGCAACCAGTCGAGATCTTTGGTAGAACAGACCCTGTTCAGAACTATCAGTCGACCAGAAGATCGATAAATATCTCATTTGACGTGGTCTCGGACTCTCTATCTACTGCCAAGAGAAACATGGAAAAGTACGCACTATTGAAGAGAATGTTATATCCAGTTTACAGTGAACCTTTAAGTGCTGGTTACGTCGGCACACCTGGAGCTAAAGGTAGAACAATTAAGGCACCTCCATATATCAGGTTAAAGTTCATGAATTACATAGAAAACATATCAGATTCCTCGTTCGAAGAAGGCCTTCTTGGATGTATAAAAGGTTTCAAGTTTGATCCCGACATTGCAAAGAACGGAACTTTCATAGACGAGGACAATAAATTGTTGCCAAAATATTTCACTGTGACTTTTCAGTTCGACCCCCAGCATGAAGAAACACTTGGTTGGGGAATGGACAGTCAATTTTTGTCTAGTAGGTTCCCATATAGGGCCGGCGCCGAAAGGTTGAGTGAACAATCTCCTCGAACGACAAATGAGGATGTGAGAAGAACGAACGAGAAGTCAGTGTTGGACGGAGGAGATTCGTAATGCCGTATAGGAACCAGGACAGGGATGTTTTTGTAAACGATAATGAACTGTATTCTAAACTGTTGAAAGACAGAGGATTAAAATCCATCAAACACTTGGGGAAACTAAGATTGAATTCATTAAGCCAAGAAGAATTATCAGACTTAACAATATTGGACCACGTTTGGAAAACGGGAGATAAGTACTATAAGCTGGCACTAAGGTATTACGGGGATACACAGTATTGGTGGGTTATAGCCTGGTTCAACAAGAAGCCAATTGATAATTTTTGTAAACCCGGTGATATAATACACGTTCCGACACCGATAGAGGAAATATTATACTACGCAGGTAAAAAATAATGGCAGGCTTCAGTAAACAGGCATATGTAATATGGCGGAACTTTGTGTTAAACACAGAGCCGCAAAACAAGGCACAGTTGGAGAAATTCAATAGATCTGAGGAGACAGCTCTGGCTCACAAAATAATAGGGAACTACCAACCAAGTACTTTTGCCTCCAGAATAACACATAACCGTGATTTTGACATCTATAAGAATTTCTTAGATCTTGAAACTCACAAGTTGACAGCTATCGTTCCAGAGTTTAGATTTTACAAGGTCAAAGACAAGGAATATGTGCCTTTCTATTTCCCACAGTCAGCAGAAGAAATGTCAAGATCTTCAATTCTGGAGGTTGGAACCACAAGGGCAGTGTCCGTGCAAAACTTCGATATACAATACACAGGCAAAGATCCAGCCACGGCTGAAAAAATGCTTAACTTTAATATGACCTTGTATACCGACAATATAAAAAACCTCTTTGTCGACACTCCTTTGGGATACGCTCAAACCGCAGAGCTTTTCACTATTTACAAGGACAAGACCCACCTGAAGACAAAATCGAAAACTGACAAAAGTGTTCCAGAGTCGAGCGTGAGGAAATCCCGAAGCGCCGAAATCGCGGCGTATGTGGGTTATTCTGTACCTTATAATGCAAAAGAGTTCATGACAAACGAGGAAATTAGCACGATAGAAAACTCAAAGCTGCATTTGAGGTTGACTTATATCCAGCACAACATAAATGTGGAGCAGAACGGCGCCGCAACCGTCAATATTCAGTTTGTTGGTAGGATGTTTTCAATATTGAAAGAAAACACTTATAACTTAATGGCATCGAAAGTGGAAATAACTAGATTGGCTAAGTACAGGGCGGAACTGAAAGAGAAAACAAAAAAACCAGATTCTACGCAAACAGACCGAATTCAGGAGATTAAAAGTTTAATATCAACTACAAATCGATCTCTGATCCAAGAACTCACGACAACATTAGAGACAAAAAAGCTAATGTATGATTATTCTCTGAAAGAAGAGGACATAAAGGTCTTTAATGATTATCAAAAGAGGTATAACGAATCCAGAAAAAAGAATTCAGAGATTACACCCAGCATCGCCGCTGATGTATTGACATCTCTTCCTAAATCTTCAGTTGATGACCCCGATGACCCTGCTCAACTACTAGTGAACGAACATCGCGTTTCATTCTTTTACTTGGGTGATTTGATTTCTGTCGTCTCCGAAACCACAACCAAGAGGTTGCAGGACGCAAAAATAGATATAGAGAAAAGTAAATCATCTAGCAAGAAGGAGGAAATCATATCGATAGAGAAAGACATTGAAGCTTTGAAGTCTATGAAAATCTTGTTGGGTAGCGTTCTAATATCAGTTGCCGACGGCGAGTATAAATCCGTCAACCTAGCTGATATCCCAATTTCTTTAGAATTTTTTCAGAATTACTTTGTCAACAACGTGGAGAACAACTATACACAGAATTATTCCTTCGCAAAGTTCTTGAATGATTGCGCAACAAAGATCGTTCCCAATAGCCTTTCTTCCCATGGCCTAGATAACGCGAAGTTTTTACATGGAACCGTTGGGGTTAAGTCTATGGAAGTCACGGGCCCATCCCTGGGCACAACAGATCCAGAGATAGACATAATCGATTTGCCGGGCACACTAAGTAGAATACCAGCGCGCTTGAAGTCTGATGAAGTTGATTATTTCATCATGTACGGCACTCACCCGGATGACGCTAAATTATCCAGGAGAGGCTCTAGATTGCAAGATCTCAAGAATGGGATCTACCACTTTTATCTAGGTCGCAACAGGGGCGTGCTTAAGAATATAGACTTTTCGATGATGGACATAAAATACAGAAAAGAGGCCTTGATTGTATCCGCGGCATCTCTCTATGATCAATTAAAGATGCCCTACAATGCTAGCCTAGATATGATTGGGAATACCGCCTTTTTACCTGGATCAATATTCTTTATAGACCCCTCTAGTGTTGGAATGGGTAATCCTCGCGACCGTTCATCGGCAGCGTTTCAGATTGGTCTGGGGGGTTATTACCAAGCAAAATCAGTAAATATATCATATCAAGGAGGGGCGCTTACCACTAAGGTAGATGGTGTTCAAGTTTCGTGGGCAGAAGACGAGCAAGAGTTGTATCAACAGTTGGACAGTTATATATCGAACAAGAAATCCCCAGGGGTCTTATCATGACGATTTTTAAAGCAGGACTAGATCCAGGAACTACCGTCTCATACAGAGAAAGAAAAAATTATAAGGAGAACTTCCGGGTGGAGGGTTATGACTTTCTTGACACTTGGTATGAAAATCCTTATTACGGAAGATTAAATGAAAAATACGAACCAGTATATTTGCCGGAAGACGAGCAGGTTGAAAACTTACAAGATCTGAGCCCCTTGGCCCCCGAGCTGAAGACGTCCCCTTTTATGGCCCAAGCTTTCAATAATTTTGTAACTGAGTATGCACTGATTGTTCAAAATTCGAACATAGGATACCCGATTTTCCTGGATGGACTGACTCCATCCGTCGCATATACATCTTTTGATGACGTCTATAGCGATTATGTGCAATATGTTTCATCTCTCGTGGTGCCAATAATTTCGAGAGATGCTCAAAAACACAACTTTAAGACATTTACGAACAGAGCGGTTCAGATATGTTTGCAGGGTGGCGAACGCAGGCCCCTTTCCAAGTCTGGGTTCCTGATGTCCAGTTTTTGCCCAATCGGCGTTACGGGGCTGACGATAGAACTCACAAAGCTACCAAAAAATCTGGACACGAACAAATCAATGATTTTTGAGGACCCTGCGTTCAAATGTTTCTTGGATTTTTCGAGAGAACATGGTATGATAGTAGATAAGAACTTGCCGTGGAGACTTTATGCGGATCTAAATTCAGAAAAAATGCAAAGTTACATAAGGAACGTAGAATCACCAACATCAACTGAAAGTCGACCATATATGGACTACATGAACAGGTTTTATAGATCTAAGCCTGCATTTGACGACCACCACGCGATCTTTGAAACAATAACAAGGATGTTTGTGCTTTACTCGGGACAGTCAATTGCGCAAGTTCAACGAGAGGCATTATCCGATTTTGGCCACTCCCCAAGTACCCGAACAGAGGGCTTCATAGGGGAGCTATTGAGAATCAGAATGCTAGAACTTGACATTGACTTAAAGAAATATAATCTAGAAGTTCAAAAAATGCTTGACTATCACCGCGCATATAGTGTAAGATACGAAGAAAGAGGGAAAGATAAATTCCTTCCTGTTTTGGGAAGAATCCAAAAGATGGCCTCCTCTAAATACAGAGAAATGCTTGAGAATAGAAACATCAACAGCTACGAGAAAACAACACTGAAAGATTACAGATGATCCTTCAAACACTTGATATAAAAGACAATTGTTCGGGAATATTCCACAATGGCTCCTTCATGTTCGAGGACCTAGAGAAAATAATGGAGAACTGTAACGTCGCCTGGAAACACTCTCCCATGTTAAACGATGAGGAATACACATACCTGTATTTGTTGATCAAGAGTGATGAATTGGGGAGGTTCTGCTCTGATCAGGAGCTTTTCGATACCTACAGGAGCAAGATCATGGCACACCAGAAGGCGGCAATTTCAGCCAAGATAAGCTTGCAGGAGGAATGCTTCTTTGATCTCTTGCCACAGCATCAGCTTTTGAAGTGGTTTCAGCTGAAAGACGATTGCTTAAAGAACATCTCAAGTGTGAACTCAAGGGCTGAAGATTACAGCATACTTCATAAGGCGCACGTGCTTACGACTAACATTTCTTTTCAGGACGTTATTTATCAGGGGAATCGCAGGAGGGTAAATTATGATATTTTCGGATCCGCAACTGGTAGATTGACAACAAAAAGGGACTCTGTTCCTGTTTTAACTCTCAAGAAAGAACAAAGAGCAGATCTAAGGCCAACAAATGATCTCTTTGTTGAGTTAGACTTAAACGCCGCAGAGGTGAGGATGTTGATGGCCTTATCGGGTCAAGCCCAACCGGAACAGGATTTACATGAATATCTGAACGGCAGAATCTTTAACAACTGCATTTCACGTGCCAAGTTCAAAGAAAGGTTGTTTGCCTGGTTTTATAACCCTTCTTCTCAAGATACTCTGTTTAATGGTTTTTTTGATCGAAACATCTTTTCGGAGTTTTACGATTACGATGAGGAGATTTTAACCACTCCGTTTGGCAGGAGACTCAAAGTTGAGGATAGGAAGGCACAGAACTATCTGTTACAATCTACAACCTCAGATCAGGTTATAGAAAGTTGCTACAACATACAGAAGATGCTCGTAGGTACAAAATCAAGGGTAGCGTTTACCCTTCATGATTCGGTCATCATTGATATGTGTAAAGAAGATGCTAAACTCCTCAAAGATCTTAAGCAAGAATTTGAGTCAACACGGTGGGGTAATTTCAAAAGCTCTTGTAAAATTGGTAAAACTTTCGGTCACTTAAAGGATCTAGAAATATGAAAGCGATATTAGGCATAGGTACAGCTGGTAGTAATGTTGTGAGACAACTTGGAGAGCATAAGGTATACAGGCCGTACACCATATGTACTGAAAACCAGAAGACAACGAAATACCACTTCAATCTACCTGAACTAGACGGACCTGAAGAATATGAATCGATGGACATGAAAAAGCTAGAGAAATGGCTCGGAACGATCGAAAAAAGCTGTACAGTGTTTCTTTGTGGTGCATCAAATTCAGCAGGTATCACCCTGCGCGCCCTGCATTCACTACATCAGAGATCAGTAAAGATGGATATTGTATACTTTACGCCCGAAATTGAGGTCTTGTCTGAAGAGAAGATGCTAGCTGAACGCGCTACTAGGAACATTTTACAGAACTATGCAAGAAGTGGTTTGTTCGAGAAGATCTGCCTTGTATCAAACCTCGCACTGGAGGAGATAGCAGGCTCGACGAACGTTTTTGACTACTATAATCAAATAAACCATGTATTTACAAGTACTTACTACATGTTAGATGTGTTCAAAAACACGAAACCGATCACGTCTACGTTCAAGCGACCAAAGGAATCTTGTAGAATCACCACTATCGGCCTGGGATCATTAGAGAATGACGATTTAATGTTTTTTCCTTGCAATCAAGAGGTGGAGGTGGTATACTATTATGGTATCAACGAAGAAAAGTTAAAAACGGAAGAAAACTTGTTTCGAACAATTACGAACAAAGTAAAATCAAGAATTACAGATGAGACAAAGGTCTCATTCGGGATCTACCCGACACAATATGAAGCAGACTATATCTATGTAGAATACTTCTCCCCTAAGATACAAGAAGAAAACCAACAAGGAAACCAAAGTGACGATTAAAATTTTCAACCAAGAGGGCCTAGAGTTCCTTAAGACCATCGAGTCAAATTCTGTGGACCTAGTCTTAACGGACCCTCCATATATTACATCTCGAACTACTGGTATGCACAAATGGGCGGAACACGTTAAAAAACAAGATCAACCTGGTACCCCACCAGCAAAAACTGAGCAGCAATGGAACGATTATATTTCAAATCCTAAAAATGATTTGAATAAGTTTTTTGAAAGCAGCAATGTTGTGGACAGAGCAGCAGCAACTTCTAGGATGAAATCCGATTATATAAAATATGGATCTATCTATGGAAAGAAATATGCAATAACAACTGATTATGGAGACTGGGACTCTCAATTCAGTTTGGATATTTTGAATGATTTCGTATCCGAATTTTATCGCGTTTTGAAGCCTACCGGTACAGCTATTATTTTTTTCGATATTTGGAAAATCACAAACTTGAGAGATATCTTAGAAAATAACAAATTTAAGCAGCATAGATTTATAGAATGGATTAAAACAAACCCACAGCCATTGAATAGTTCTAGAAATTATTTGACAAACTGTAGAGAGATCGCTTTGATGGGTGTCAAGAAGGGGTCCCCAACTTTTAACTCTAAATATGATAATGCTGTTTATGAATTTCCACTTCAAGGCGGTAAAAATCGATTTCACCCAACTCAAAAAAGCTTGCCTCTTTTTGAAGAACTAATCAAAAAGCACTCAAATGAGGGTGATTTGGTCCTGGATCCATTTTTGGGAGCAGCCACAACGGCCGTCGCCGCAAAGAGATCCGGTCGTAGTTTTGTTGGTTGCGAGGTAGATAAAGATTTTTATGAAAAAAGTCTTGACAGAATTAACAAATCCTGATATTATTATAATATAAAAAATTGGAGGAACAATGAGTCCAGAAGAAAAGTTCGCAAAGTTGTATAAAAAAATGGCAGATCTCTGTGAAGAGAACGAATGGGGAGATCCTTTTTCGTATGCAAGAGCAAAAGAAATTTATGCCGCTTGCGCATTAGGACATACTGTCGCGGCAACGCTATCAGGCGCAGATGCCTTCAATAAAAGGGGAGAAGAGATAGAGTACAAGTCTACGATTGATAAAAAAGTGAAAGGATCTTATACGGGAATCTCAGTTCAACCAACTTGGGAAAAGCAAGTCAAATACCTGAAGGAAGAAAAGATTTTAAAGTACTCAGAACACTACTTTAATCGTTTTGAAAAAGGAGAATTGGCTGAATCTTTTAAGTTGACAGGAAAACAAGTATATGATATACTGTTACCAAAGTTAAAGAAAAGTTTTGCTACAGTCTTAAACAAGAAAGACCCCAGATTGTCAGCAAATGTTACTACATCAGAAATTAAAAAATATGGAATAAAAGTATTATGAACACAGTAAATTTAAAAAACACCCCGGTTTCGATCTTGGAAACAAAAGAGAACCAAGCAATCGCGAAATTGGTAGCAAAAGGATATCAGAACCCAAGAGAGGATATTCAACAAATTCAGAGTCTTGAGTTTGAGACTGCAAATGGAGATAAATGTCGAAAGTTTATAGTTGACTTTGTTGAACTTTCACCCAATCAGATAAAAAGATCACAAGTCAGAGATAAGGAATATGATGAAGACTATTGTAACGAACAATTAAAGCCCTTAATTGAGGCCGAGGGATTGAAATTCGTTCCCCATATAAGTGAGCAACTTAATTTAGAGACAGGTCACAATCGCTTGCCTGTTTTGATGGAAATTTACCCTGGTCAAAAGTTGTGGTTCTTGAAAGTATCAAAGCCATATGTTGAACAAAAAGACGGCTCTTATAAGCTGGCTACAAACACTGCTTTTAAAGACTTGGTGTCAAAGATTCGTTCAAACTCACCACCCCCAAACAACCCATATAACATGCAGGGCGCAGCAATACAAGTCGAGCAGCTTTATCGCGAAGATCCAACCTTTGAGGGCTTAAACCCCACAGGAAACTGGCTTGATCAGGATGAGAGTGCGTTTAATGCTGTTATGGATTGGCTACATCCCGGTCAGTTTCGAAGCAAGGGAACTAGAACAAAGATTCTAAAGATGGCTTCGAAAGGTCAGTCAATCATTCGACCAGTTGAGTTTTCTGACTGGACGCACGCAGCTACATCGATAGGTTGGCCTTCCGGAGTTAAACCCGGCAAGACTAAGCCTTCTAGGATGAGCTTCGTTGAGTGGGTAGATCCAAGTGATAATACTTGTATAACTCACGTCTCAACTAACGGCAACAAACTTAATGAAAAAGTCACGCTGGAGTTATTTGAGATGTATTTGACAAACACTTTGAGTTCAACAAAAGGTGTTAAGATTTTGATGAAAGTCAATGCGCCAAATACAAATATTTTGGCTCTCAATAAGCAAAGGAGAGATTTTGTCTCAAAAACAATCGATCCTTTAAATACGAAACTTAGAAACAAAGATTTCCCGGAAATTTTGGAGTGCTTTTGGGTCCAACAACTGAACCACCCTTCAGACTCCGGGCTTCACTTTAAGCAAAATTCTAGCGGAATTTTAGAATAAAATAATAGTTGACACAGAATAAAAAATAAGATATTATATAAACAGTTGGTCAGGATATTCGCTGACCTGCTATAGCCAAGAGTGTGCAAAAAAACAACAAACCAATAGGAGGTATTAATAATGGCACTTAATTTAGACGCAATGAAAGCGAAGTTAGATAAACTTAATGGAAAGGGAGACGGAAAGAAGAACTTCTGGCGCCCTGAAGATGGGGAAAGCAATATTCGTATTGTTTCCACAAAGGATGGTGATCCTTTCAAAGAGAAATTTTTCCACTACGGAGTTGGTGGTCAATCCTTTCTCTGCCCAAAGCGTAACTTTGGAGATGACTGCCCAACGTGCAACTTTGCCAATAAGCTTTGGAACGAAGGTACGGAGGACAGTAAGCGTCAAGCGAAGGAAATGTTCGCAAAACAAAGATTTTTCTCGCCGGTCCTAGTTCGAGGCGAAGAATCAGAGGGAATTAAAGTCTGGGGCTATGGAAAGATGGCTTACGAAAAGCTCCTTACGATCGTCCTCGATCCTGATTATGGTGATATCACAGATCCCGAGACAGGAAACGATCTCAAGTTGATGTATGGCAAACTGCCTGGTGCTAGTTTTCCTCGGACGGACATCCGTCCTCGCCCGAGAAAAACCCCTCTTTGTGACGACGCGGTAGGCGGGGATGACCGTTGCGCAGAGCTTTTGGAAACTATTCCAAACTTTGATGAAATCTTTGAACGTAAGACAACTGAAGAAGTTCAGTCCATTATGGACCAGTTCCTCTCAGGAGAATCCGGAAATTCAGAGGTAGAGAAATTTGGCGGTACCAGCGCTACAACCACCACGTCTTCGGACTCGGTGGAGAATGCATTCAACGATTTGTTGAATCAGTAGGTGAAACATGGCTAAGGTTTCTAAACTTAAGAAAGGTGCTTTAGATATTGCCTCTATCAGAGGCATTATCAACAAAAAAGCCGGTAGAGAGGTTGCACACTCACTTCAGGATAATAATCCGACAGAAGTGAACGAGTGGATACCTACTGGCTCAAAATGGCTTGATGCTATTATTTGTAAGGGCAGACACGCTGGAATCCCTGTAGGTAAAATCTCAGAGATCGCTGGCCTTCCCGGTACTGGCAAGTCATTCTTGGCTGCCCAGATTGCTGGCAACGCTCAAAAGATGGGTATCGATGTAGTATACTTTGATTCAGAGTCAGCCATCGACCCTTCTTTTATGGAGCGAGCAGGTTGTGACTTAGACAGACTTATGTATGTCCAAGCAGCATCTGTTGAGTTTGTCCTGGAGACCATCGAAGAACTGCTAGCTACTGGCAACAAATGGCTTTTCATTTGGGATTCTTTGGCTCTTACTCCCTCGATTTCTGATATTGATGGCGACTTCAATCCTCAGTCTTCTATGGCAGTAAAGCCTAGGATCCTAGCCAAGGGAATGTCTAAATTAACTATCCCTATTGCTGATGCAAATGCTACCTTTCTAGTCCTCAACCAATTGAAGACTAATCTAGGAGCAAGAACGCCAGCACAGGCTATGACTGAACCATACACGACCCCGGGTGGAAAGGCTATGATTTACGCTTATTCACTTCGTGTGTGGCTCACCGCAAGGAAAGCTAAGGCTAGTTTCATCGTTGATGACAATGGTTTCCGCATTGGATCTGAAGTGAAGGTAAAGTTGGAGAAGTCTCGCTTCGGGACCCACGGCCGAACCTGCAACTTCAAGATCCTGTGGGGAGATGATGCTGTTGGTGTCCAAGATGAAGAAAGTTGGTTCGATGCAATCCAAATCTCTGAAAGACTTGAACAGTCTGGTGCATGGTTTACGCTAATTCACAATGATGGATCTAAGGAAAAGTTCCAGCGCAAACAATGGATCACCAAACTTGAGAGTGAAAAATTCAGAGAAAGTGTCTTGACTATTATTGAAGAAGATGTTATTATGAAGTTCAAGAATAGAGAAGGCAATGCAGGCGACTTCTACGATCCGGACGAAACTCCGGCCGAAGATTAGCCACCACACAGCCCGCCTCTTCTGGCGGGCTTTTTTTATGGAGAAGAAGATGAATAGAGTAATGATCGTAGATGCGTACAACCAGTTTATTAGGGGTTATATCGTAGACCCCAGCAAGAACCCTAATGGTGACCCAATCGGTGGTATCAGGACATTTATCAATATTACAAATAAACTGACTAGAGAAATCAAGCCAGATTTGGTTGTTTTGGTTTGGGACGGTAAGGGCGGCTCCCAAAAGCGAAGAGCAATGAATAAGTCATACAAGGGAGGCCGTAAGCCACCACGTACAAACTGGGGCCAAGTCGGCATGAGTCAGGAAGAAATCACTGACAACAAGGTCTGGCAACAGATGAGGGTGATTGAGTACTTCAATAACACTCCGATTATTCAGTTCATGGAACCACACGTCGAAGCAGACGATGTTATTTCTTACATCAAAAATACTCCCATGTTTGAGGACTGGCAGAAGGTGATTGTATCAGCTGATAAAGATTTTATTCAATTGTTGGATGACAAGACAGTTTTACACAGACCTATCCAAAAAGAGTATTTGAACAAGAACGTCGTGGTGGAAAAATTTAACATTCACCCCACGAACTTCGCTTTGGCCAGAGCGATAGTAGGAGACTCCTCAGATAACCTACCAGGAGTGCCTAGAGTGGGACTTCCAACAGTCGCAAAGAAATTTCCTTTCCTAAAAGAGGAGAAGACGCACTATTTAGATAGCATTCTGGCAGAATGTGAAAAACCAGAAAATAAACAAAAAGTGTATACGAACATTTTAGAGTCAAAGGAGTTAATAGAAAACAATTATGATATTATGCAATTATCCTCGCCCATGCTTTCAATTCAAGCCAAACAAGGGATTGACGATACGTTTGAGCAGTATAAGCCACAATACAATCAAACGGAGATGAGAAAATTGATGATCAAAGATGGAGTGCTCACCGTGAGTACCCAAGACCTGGACCAGAGATTTAACAACATTATCTCTTCCTTTTCTCGGTAAAACCTGTTATACTGTATAAATAACAAAGGATAAACATGGAACAAGATACAAGCTTCTCCAAATTTGGAAAGTCTTTTCAGGAAGACCTATGTCATATGATTTTAAACGACCGACCATTCGCGGATCAAATGTTTGAAGTTTTGGACATTAATTTCTTGGAATTGAAGCACCTGAGAGTGTTTATCCGAAAGATACAGGAGTATAGAGAGAAATATGGAGTCCACCCCACATCTAATATTATGCGTTCGATCATTCGAACAGGTCTGGACAGCGAACCAGAATCGGTCAAAACCAGAATCAGAGATTACTACGCAAGAGTCTTGGCCAGCGGTGACCTACCTGACTCGGTTGATTACATCAAAGATACAGCACTTGATTTTTGCAAAAAGCAAAAATTAAAAGGTGCCCTGATAAAATCAGTCGAACTAATTAAATCATCGTCTTTTGATGAGGTATCTAAGGTTATCGATGATGCTCTCAAGTTGGGTTCTGATAATACAATGGGGTATGATTATCTTGCAGACTTTGAAGCGAGGTTTGTTAAGAAATCAAGAGACCCAGTAACGACAGGGTGGAAAGATATTGATGAAATTTCTAAAGGAGGCCTTGGTAAAGGTGAGTTGGGGGTTGTTGTTGCTCCTACTGGTGCGGGTAAATCAATGGTACTCGTACATCTTGGGGCACAGGCGGTTAAAGCCGGGAAAAATGTATTACACTACACACTGGAACTTGGTGACACTATTGTTGCTGGTCGTTATGATGCTGCTATTACTGGCGTTGAACTGAGAAATCTTACTGTTTTTAAAGAGAAGATTTACGATGAGATAAAAGAAGTACCAGGTCGTCTTATCGTCAAAGAATATCCCACACGAAGCGCTAGTATCCAAACGATTAAAAATCACCTTGAGAAGCTAAAAAGGCGAGATTTCGTCCCAGATATGATCATCGTGGACTATGGGGACCTAATCAAGCCCGAAAATAGCCGAAAAGATGAGAAAAGACACCAACTCGAAACTATTTACGAAGAGCTAAGAGTATTGGCTCAGATTTGTGAGTGTCCACTCTGGACAGCATCACAAACAAACAGGTCCGGACTGAATGGTGAAGTGATTTCGATGGTATCGATTTCGGAGGCATTCAACAAATGCTTTGTAGCAGATTTTATCTTTACCGTCTCTATAACGGTAGAGGACAAGAACAATAATACTGGTCG